GTAGTGTGTATGTATGTAGTATCGTCTTTACTTATGTTGCTTCCCTCTTGAACTCCTCTAGTCTCAAAGAACTTCTGATAGATAAAGTGTTCTTTTGTGGTTGGGTTCATTATCATTATCACTCTGTTAGCTATCCCCTTCTGACGTACTGACATATCTATCGTGTCAAATACGTTCTCGTCTACAAGCTCTTCAGCCTCATCTAGTACCCAAGTTGTTACACCTTGCAAAGACTTGAGAGAAGCTACCTGATTTCCTGAGCTGGTTTTGATACCTCTAAATAGAATCTTAGAGCCTGTCTGTATGTTTATTATCTCATCCTTTGTGATATGAAAGGCTTTCTCTAGTCCTAACATCTCAATCTTCTCTATGAACTCTGGAATAATAGATATACTCGCAGCTCTCAAAGTGTAACGTGTAAATAGTATCGTATGTCCTACCTCACAAGTTAACATACAAAGAATAGTATTTACTGCATAGGACTTACCAGAGCCACGTCCTCCAGTTACGATGAAGTAGCGAGTAGGATTATTAAACTTTCGGTAGACGTTCTTAATTCTCCCCATTGAACTTACGCATCACTTCGTTAAAGTCTATCGAACTACTTAGCTCTCCTTTAATTTCTGATTCTGTTTTCTTAGGTACAAAGTACTGGGCATATTTAGCGAATAGGTCTAGGTACTTCTCTGGACTCTTTGCGAGTACATCGGTAAACGCTTTCTGAATGTTTGGTACTTGACCTTCCAAAGTCTGTACAAACATCTCTCTGGCTTCTGTTGTTATTTTGTTCTCTTTTCCTTTCGGTCTACCTTTTGCTAACTTATGTCCTTTTGTGAATGGCATATTAAATTATATTTCTTTAATATAACTAAAAAAGGCTAATTTGTTATAATGAGAAAAGCCTATTAGTTAAAATAAGCTCTTCTAATGCATCCAATTAATTTACTACTCGTAAGTGTTGTAAATGTCTTTTAAGTCCTTTACACGTTGTTTAACGCAGCTTGAGCAGCTTGTAACCTCTACGCCTTTCTTTTGAAATACTCTAGCGTATATTGTAGCAAGTTCATAGTTTTGTGATTGGCTTACCATTCCATTTGAATTTGTAAAGAAACCATGTAGAAAAGTGTACTCTGATTCTGTAAGGCAAAGCGGTTGTTTTCTAAACCTCATCTTATTGAGTTTCTCTTTGCGCTCATCACATCCGCAATCTTCCCCAGCTAAAAACTTTACAGCCTTTTTAATACCAGTAACTTCTGTTATTGCTTCTACTACATCTCCTAGTCCAGTTGGTGCATTCTCTGCGTGTTTCGCTTCTAGTTCTTCTTGAGTCTTAATAGGTTTCTTTCTAGCTGCTTTCGCTTGTTCTACTGTTAAGCCTTGCTCAATCTCTTCTGGTGTTCTTCTAAATCTTTTATTTGCCATCTTTATTTTTTTTTATTCCTTGTAAAGTTATCTCATTTGCTATTACCATGTTCAGTATGTCTCGCATTGCTACAAAGTTAGGGCTTTCGCTCTTCATCTCTTCCAGTAGCATTACTGTATAAATGTCTTTCTGATTGCTTAAAAATGCCTTTATCTCTTTCATTGTGTTCGTGTTTATAGTTTATCGTAATCTTCGTTATTAAAGTCTTCGTAGTCTTCTCCTAGACGCTCTCTAAGTTGGTTCTTACAGAAGTTTACTGTATGGAATATGTTCGTAACGCTGATTCTTGTTACTGTGCTTAATGCTCTCATAGACATTCCAGACTCAATGTACAAAGTAAATAGTTCTTTGTTGTATGGATAGCCATCTTTATCTAAGTTGTTCAGCTCTTTGTATAGTTTTTGAGTGATCTTCGTGTAGCCTCCCTCTCTTTGTTCTTTGTAGTCTTCTGATTCGATAGCTTTGAAATCTGTAATATCGTAAAAGAAAATCTTACCTTTGTCTTTTAGGTAAGACTTGTACATGTTGTTTAGTACTCTCCAGATATAGGACTTGCTTACTTCTCCTTTTTCGTTTATTACTTTCTCTCCAGCGTTGTAATGGTGTAACCTTAAATACATCTCTTGTACTATGTCCTCAGCATGAGAAGTGCAGCCCATAGCTTGTAAGAATCTTAGATACTCTTCGTGATACTTTGATACTTTTTCTAGCCAGTCCATTAGTTTTTGTCTTTTAGAGTTGCTGTGAAATGGTCTAGGAACTCATCTTGAGTGACTTCGTTAACCATCAATGCGCTCGGCAAGTCAGTTAAATATATTACAATGTGGTTTCCGTTCTCTTTTAGATATTCAATTATTGACTCAGCCAGTTCTACTGTATCTTTGCCGTAATCAATAATGTAAAACTTGTCCTTCATTTGGTACGCTTTGAGTTTATAGGCTGTCTGTTTAGCTGGTCGTACTCTTTAAGGATTGTAAGAATTTGATTCTTTAGGTTTATTGCTTCGATTGATTCTCTTGGATTCTGAATCTGTTTTATAAGTGCCACGTTTCCACGTGTAAACTTATGCAAGTCTTGAATAAACCCAACAGAAGTCTCTGCACTTCCGTTAGGTTTGCTCAAAATTGCCATTAATATTTGTTCACTAGAAAGGTAAGTCATTTTTTGCCTCTTCTATATGTGGACTATCTGACATCTCTACCTTGTCACATCTCCAATGGTTCAAACTGTTGTAGACTTTACCATTGTACTCTTGTCCTCGAATTGTAAACTCGACCTCTACAACATCTCCAACGTTATTGAAGCTAATAAAGCTGTCTACATGTTCTACATAGTCTGCTTTTTTGTACATTCCGAACTTCATTCTAGTTACATAACCATTTGCTGAGGTTGTGTCTACTACGTAATCTAATACAGCAGCTCCGTTGTCTAGTACTTTCTTTTCTGTGATCTCTGAAATTGTACCCTTTACTTTAAAATTTTCCATTTTTCTTTACTTTTTTTTGTTAATATATGAAACTTTTTTAGTTAATTCTCGTAGTGTTTAAAACTTACCGATTATTAACTTAATGTTTTGTAGTATTCTCTAGCCATCTTTACAGCCGTTTTCATCTTCTCAATATCTTCATCTGTTAGAATAACCTTAAACGCTTTTAATCTCTTCTCTGTTGGAATCTTAGATATGTCGAAGTACTCTATTACTTCTCGCTCTGTTTCCTCAGATACCTCTGCACCCTCTCCACGTTTCCAGCTTACTCTTCTCATTTCGTCAAGTATCAAGTTCTCTGGAGTTGGAACAAGGCAGTAACATAGAAAGCTCTCAGTCTTACCAGTTAGCCACATATACGCCTTCAGCTGCCATTCGTATACGCTGTTCTTTAGTTCAGTATCAAAAAATGGGAATGTAGCAGCAGACCAGCTAGACTTGACATCTATAACGCTGTCCTCTGTCAATACGTCTGGAGTACCTAGTACAAAATCATTCTCGAAATACTCATCATTCTTAAATAGAAAGTCTTTCTCTAGTAATATACTTGTAAGCTCGATAGAAGCGTTCTCTACTTCGTTCCCTTTGTCTAAGTACTTAGAGTTTATTTCTTGCTTAATACCAAACTCACGCTCTAGATACAGCTCTGTAATGTAGCTCTTTGCTCCTTTGCTGAGTTCTGGCTCTGCATCTCTCTTGAGTAGTAATACATCTCTCAACTCTGCTTGTTTCTCTGTTAGCTGAATCTTAGCTAGTAACCCATTTAAGGTTACCAGCTGCTTCTGAGTGATACTTGTTTTACTATCTGTAGCCATTAGCTTACCAAGCTGTGAGGCTCTTATCTTTAACTCTTTCATGATTGTTTAATATTTAAAATTTTCTGTATATCTTCAGTGCTTAGATTGGAGTAAATATTATATAACTTACTCCTAAACCCTGAAGGCTCTTTTTTATACTTACCTTCTAAATCTGACAACCCAGATTTTCTATACAGACTGACATCTAGCAAGGTTAAGTTGTGAATTAACTGCTCCCTATTCATTACCCTAATCTTTTGAGTTGGTCAGCTGTTAACTTGAAGCCGTTAATAATCTGCTCTTTTTTGATTGTACCTTTTTCGATTGCTGCAAGAGCTTTCTCAAATCTGTCACTAGGTAAAGGCTGCTTAGCTGCGTCTGTATCTACATCTGTAACAATACCGAGCAAACAGCTAAGGGAGTAGCGACGAAAGTACGTCACGCCCGCCCCGGCAGATTGGAAAATATTCATCCGGCTAGCTTCGTCCTGTGGAATCTCTGTGACACTCTCGATAGTCTCACCGGTTTCTACATGGAATAAAATAGTCTGGATTGAGTTCCCTTGTAGTAATTGAGTAAATCCTAGACCATGCTTTTCTAAAAGCGGATTGATAACCTCAAAGATTGTAGGTAAATCTGCGTACTGGTAGTTATGACCTTTCGTAGATTTTGCGATTACTGGACATTCTTGTTGGAAAGCAGATAAACTCTTGTAAATGCTTTGCTTTCTCTTCTCTAATTCTTCGTTAAACGTGTTCATAATTTTTGATTTTTGTTTGTAAAGTTAACGTTTATTCTTTAAATTTTTAAGTTTTTGCTTGTATTCTTTTATAATTTCTTTGACTTGTTCTCTGCTTGGCTTAAATTCTTGATGAGCTAATTGATGCAAATAAAACAATCTATCTGCTCCTATTCTTTTCTCTATGCCTATTTGATACTCTATAAGGTTTCCATGTCTGTGTCTATTACAAAAGACACATTGACCATGTACGTTATCTTCGTGGAAAGTTACATTTTTATGACCTCCAGAACTAAAATAATGACCAGCATCGAACTTACCTACAAGTAATCTGTTACAGCTTATGCATGGCTTGTCTTTGTCTCTCTCTCTTATGAAAGCATTAAACGCCTTTTGTGCTTCCTTCATCAAATCTGAAATAGTTTTAAGCTCTTCCTTCTTTGCTTTCTTTTCCTTGCTCCACTTTTTCAATGCTTTCTTTTGTAGCTCCTCGTAATATTTGTCGTTACATGGATTCTCTATGCAGTACTTTCTATTAAATGATACTGGTCTAAATTCGTCTCCGCAGTTTTTACATTTTGGCATTATGATAAAGTTTTAAATTGTGCGTGTGGTCTTAACTTTTTCATGCTTCTCAAGTCTCTAGCTCTTACTTTAGAGTAAACCTTTTCTATTAAGCCTTTTATCAAATGCTTGTTTTCTATCTTAACTGGAAACTCGAAGTAATCTATTTCTATAATGTAGTATTCGTTAGCTAGTTTCTCCAGCGTTCCAATAATTTTACCATCGCTTAATATCTCGCTTTGGTAGTCTGTCAATTTGTTAAAGTAAATCATAATTTAAAAA